AACTTACAGGTAATTGACCGTGCATCACAACGTTGTAAAAAACGATAAATAACATCATAATAATAATGGAGTAAATCATGCCAGTGAAATTTGGAAAAACCACGATACAGATTGATAGAAACACAAAAAAGAAATCTATCTCTCATGAATACATGAAGCAGAAAACAATCGATGAGTTAGTTGAGTTCTATAATGAGAACAAAAAACCTAAACTCAGACGTAAAGTAAAAATAGAAATCGAAAGAAGAAATAAACTAGGAAAATCAAACATTATATTCTCCTAAATACTTATTGTTACAATTATGTGACAGTTCAATGACAAGTAGGTTACAACCGAAGATGTCAAAGAGTCACAGAACGTAACTACAAAGTAAGGAGAATCATATGCTTAAATACGCATTAGTTTCTGCCTTGTTGTTATTCGGATTCACAGCAAACGCAGAAAATCATATCATGCAATCCGAGGTTGATAAAGTTGGATTAACGAAAGATAAAGAGTTAATCTTCTTTCTTCATGACGGTACCCAATATAAGGGTGAATTCATCCGTCCTCAACAATGTCCAGTAAGGTCTGTAAGACAACTTAGTTGGACATCAAGAACTATCGATAGAGGAACACCATTTATGGTCACTCATAATGATGGGTTCACACACTGTCGATTAAAAACAGTGGTGAGGTTAACATGAAGCAATTTTTCAGAGACCTAGACAAACTACTCAAGTCCACAAGATTTGATAAAATTTGTAATAAATTTTTACAAAAAACCACTTGAAAAAATAGTATTTGATACTATATAATAGTAGTGCATATGCGAATAATCGGTATGCACTATTTTAACTTGCTTATTAAAAGGAGAAAATATGACTATCTTTGATGATATCTATGGGAGATCATTCCCATTCGCAATTGGGTTCGACAGAACTCTTCAACTGTTAGAGAAGGCTGCAACAGTCCCATCTAATGTTTCTTATCCACCTTACAACATTGTTAAGATTGACGATGAATCTTACAGTGTAGAACTTGCAGTCGCAGGATTCAAAAAGGACGAAATCTCAATCTCAAAAGAGGCAGAGACTTTGACTATTGAAGGTAAGGTAGAATCTAAGGAAGAAAAAGAGTTCGTTCATAAAGGACTTGCTTCTCGTTCATTCAAGAGAACTTTCACACTCGCAGAAGAAATTGTTGTAGAGGGTGCAAAACTTGAGGATGGTATTTTAAGTGTTTCACTTAAGAGAGTAATTCCTGAAGAAAAGAAACCAGTTTCTATCGAAATTTCTTAAAAACCCCTAGACAGGACGTTACCCCTTGTTGTATAATGAGGGGTAACATAAATCTAGGAGAATTATATTATGTTTAACCCTGAAATAGGTACACAAGTACCTGACGTTATCCTACCTATTAGAGTTGCAGGTGAGTGGCAGAATCTGAGTACTGGTGCCCAGTTTGCAGGAAAAAGAGTAGTGTTGTTTGGATTGCCAGGCGCATTTACCCCAACCTGTTCAACTAACCAAGTACCAGCATTTGATAAACTTGCTGACCAATTCTTTGCAAAAGGTATTAACGAAATTTATTGTATATCAGTAAATGATACATTTGCAATGAACAAGTGGTTTGAAGATTTAAATGTTCAGAACATCTTCCCATTACCTGATGGTAACGGAGAGTTCACAGAGCTATTTGGTGCATCCGTACAGAAAGCAAATCTAGGATTTGGTATCAGGTCTTGGAGATATGCAGTTGTACTGAATGATGGTAAAGTAGAAAAAGTATTCTCAGAGGAAGGTTTTGGTGATAACATCGAGACTGACCCATACGAAATATCCACACCTGAAAACGTATTATCAAATCTCTAAAACCCACTTACCTAAACCATTCTTTTATAGTATAATGAAAGAGTGGTTTTTTTTGAGCATTTATGGAACTAACTAAACAAGACACAATTCAAGTTGCAACGAAAGTTATGGAATACTTCCATGACTTTAATCGTATTGATGATTATTTTCGTGTAAGAAAAATTGAAAGGGTGAAGGACTTACCTGCACCACTGCTTGGTTTTGGACTTGAAGATGACATGTTCCAACAACATGATATGCATCCTATGGACATGAATTTTGAAGTTGCAAAACTTCCTAATGAAACCTTTGATGCAATGATTGAAAAGGTTGCATCATTTTCACCTGATGAAAATCCAGGCAAGACTTTAAAACTTGTGGTGAAAGAAACCAACACTAATACTGTAGTTGGGTTCATTCGTTTTGGTTCACCACTAATTAACTCAAAACCACGTAATGACTATCTTGGTCAGACACCTGACTTAGATATCTTCAACAAACGTGCAATCATGGGATTTAATATTGTCCCTGTACAACCATTCGGATTTAATTATCTTGGTGGTAAACTTCTTGCGGCTGTGTGTTGTTCTCATGCAAGTCGTAGAATGTTAAATGAGAAATATAATACAGAGTTTTGTTTATTTGAAACTACATCTTTGTATGGTAACATCAAAGGTGCAAGTATGTACGATGGTATGAGACCGTATCTAAGATATAAAGGAGATACACAAAGTCAATTTCTTCTGACACTTGGCGAAGAAATATACTTTGAATTAAGAGATTGGTTTGAAACACGAAATGATAGCGAACCATTGATTCATAAAGGTGCATCATCACGTAAACTTAAAATGCAGACCAAGATGGTGGGTATTATTAAGTCAAATCTTAAAAAATATGACACTACTGCATATGAACACTTTTGTAAAGTGATGAATACTGCACAAGATGTAACGACACAGAAACGATTCTACATGTCAGAGTATGGTTACACAAATGTACGTGATGTATTATTGGGTAAAACAGAAACGCTAAATAAAGCTGAGAACTTTGATAGATTTGAATTTGAAAATGTCATTGCATGGTGGAAGAAACATGCATCAAAAAGATATGACAATGTTAAACAACAAGGTAGACTGAGAACAGAGTTAGAAGTATGGAATCAGGAAACTATGAACAAGATAGATATAATAAGATGACAATAGGATTTACATGTGGTGCATTTGACCTCTTACATGCAGGTCATGTGGTTATGTTAAAACAGGCAAAAGAAAACTGTGACCATCTTATTGTAGGATTACAGACAGACCCATCTATCGACAGACAAGAAAAGAATCAACCAGTACAATCTGTCTACGAGAGATTTGTACAATTAAATGCAGTGAAATATGTAGACGAAGTGATACCATATGACACTGAACAAAGTCTATTAGACTTGCTTGAGTCGACACCTATAGATGTTAGATTTGTAGGTGAAGACTATAAAGACAAACACTTCACAGGTGAGGAACTACCGATTAAAGTGTTCTACACTAACAGAAAACATTCATTTTCAACATCATCGTTGAGGGATAGAATTAAGTTATAAGCGGATATAGTATAACGGTTATTACTCCTGTTTACCAAACAGGGAATGTGAGTTCGATTCTCACTATCCGCTCCATTTTATTATGCTAGATAAATTTTATACAGACCAAGAGATTGCAAAAACAATTAGGATTTTAGTGTATCCTAACATCACATGGCAGAAAGATTTGGAAAAGGATTCTTATGTTCAAGTGTTAAAGAATATGATTCGTGAAACACAAGGACATAATTTCTTTTGGCATATTATTTCTCCTGAGTATATTGATGGGTTGACCTTCGACAACACAGAACAAATGTTTGCATCTTTACCGACTTATCCTCCTGCAATGAGAAGTCATTTTGATGTAATGCACATGAAAACTTTGCTTAGTCATGATAAAGATTTTGATATCGTGATGTCGCATTTACCTGAACATACACATCAACTAGTTAACACAATGTATAATCTAACACATCATACACCTAAGGTTATGGGGTATTCTCATTGGTTTGACTTTGACCATATTGTTGCATGGTTTAAAGGTGCATTTAATCAAAATATGCTTGGTCTCTTAGAATACGAGAAGTGTTACATCAACACACAAGAACAAAAGAGGATGGTACTAGAACAAGCAAAACAAAGGTTTAATGAGTCTACAATTACTGATTTAGATAAGATACTACAAGTACAACATCTAGGTGTTAGAGAAGAGGAGATTGTAGAACCAAATGACTCACCTGACAGGGTTATTGTATTCAATCATAGATGTGAAGCATACAAACACTTTGACCATTTTGTCTCATTGATGGATAAACTATATACACAAAGACAAGACTTTAAAGTGTGGATACCTTTGTTTGAAGGTGATGTACCACGTGAGTACATGACAAATGAAAAGTTTGACAAAAGAGGATACTATAACAAACTTAGAAATTGTTTGGTTGGATTTGCACCACAACAAAAGTATGGTGGTTGGAGTGTAGCTGCAACTGATGGTTTGATGAATGGGTGTCCTTATATTTTTTATGATGGTGCTTATTACCATGAACTACAGGGTAATGCAGAATTTTTTACAACAGATGATGAAGCCTTAACACTACTCAACAAACACTTGGATGATGGACAACATAGAAATGAACGTTCACGAATAGGTCAACAATGGTTAAAGGACAATCTATTATATAAGAATGAAATGGAAAAGATGATTGAAGATATTGAAATTATTGTTGACGACACTCATAGAATGAGTGAAACTGAAAAACTAGAAGAACTTATTGAAATTGTAAAAACACATGGTTCTATAACCAAATCAGAACTTTTTGGACATATGGGATGGGGTAGAGGAATTAAATGGACTCCTTACAGAAGTGCTTTGATGTCACACCCAAACATATTTGACTCTACTACATCTGAACCTACTTATATTTGGAGAGAAATCCTATGACCGAATTATTTGACACTGGAGTGTACAGAGTTGTCGACAATGACAAACTAAACATGACAGGAATAGAAATCACACAGGCACCCTACGAGGGTGTCATTTTTGTATATGGTAAAGTTCAATTTGTTGAAGGTAAACAACATTTAAATTTTCAACGAAACATTGTTAAAGTGCCAGAAGGTGCAGACATAGATGAACTAAATAAAGATGCAAACTTACAAAAACTTATGGGTGACATTCTAGTGGAACTCATACAACATCAAGTGGAGAAAGATGATGCAGGAACAAGTGCAGATAACATGGACGATTGATGGGGAAGAATTTTCCGAATGGATGTTTATTGAATTTAATTCAGAAGATGAAAAAGCATCTAAAATCCAAGAACAAATCGATTTACGACAAGGAAGTTAACATGAACAGAGAAGCAGTATTCGAACAACTTAAAATAGATGAGGGAGTAGTAAATGAAATCTATCTCGACCACCTCGGTTACCCAACTTTTGGAGTTGGTCACCTTGTCCTCGAAAGTGACGAAGAACACGGACAACCAGTTGGAACTCCAGTCAGTGAAGAAAGAGTTAAGGAGTGTTTCGAAAGAGACCTCGACACAGCAATCTCCGAATGTGTTGCATTATACGGAGAAGGGTTTACCAGTTGGCCTGACGAAGTCCAGCAGGTCTTGGTTAATATGATGTTCAACATGGGACGTACAAGACTAGGTGGATTTAAAAACTTCAGGAAAGCACTAGAAGAAGGAGACTGGAAAAAGGCAGGAGTTGAAGGACGTGATAGTAAATGGTACAGACAAGTTACTAATCGTGCAGAGAGACTTATGTCAAGATTAGAAAATGTCTAATATCAAAGCATTACGATTAACAACTGGTGAAGTTGTTATAGGGTTCCACACTCAAAAGTGGAACGGTGACCATAAACTAGAAGATGTCAAACAATGTCTAGTAAACGTCACTGAAGGGAGAATGGAAGTTAATCTTGCAGATTACGTTCCATTTGCAAAAGAATATAATTTCACTTTTAAAAGAGACATGGTTATGAATGTCTTTGAAGTGAAACCACAGTTAGAAACAAACTATAAAGTATCAACTGGAAATCAAAGAGGTAAATAATAATGAGAAATGAAATAGTGAAGTCATTGATTGCACATGCTGATGCACATATCCAAAAACATAAGATGAATGTTGAAATTCATCTTGCAAATCCAGTGGGTGTTGGTGAACACTCAGACCACTTAGAGACAATCGAAAAGGAATTAGAACAGATTGCTCACTATGAAGACCAAAAGGAAGTGTTGTTAAAACACTTTGATAATCCACACTTTCAAGCACAAACCACATTGACAGAATCCTAGTACTGTAGTATACTTACAGTATGGATTTCTACACCAACGTCACTCGTACACGAGACAAAATTCTTGCGATAGGATATCAAGGCAACCAAAAGAAAAAGGTTACCATTGACTATCGTCCCAAACATTTCATTCCATCCAAAAGAGGTGAGACTGCCTATCGTGCATTAGACGGTAGACACTTAGAGGTTGTAGAACTCAACTCAATGGGTGGTGCAAGGAAGTTCAGAGAGAAGTATTCAGGGGTTGAAGGATTTGAAATCCACGGATACGACAGATACATCTACACTTACATTGCAGATAAATTCCAAGGTGATATCAACTACGATACTAATCTAGTGTCAGTTGCAACACTTGACATTGAGTGTGAGTGTGAAGATGGATTCCCTGACCCAATCTTTGCAAACGAAAAAGTAAATGCAATCACCATCAAACCATTTGGTAAAGATGCACAAGTGTTTGGTATTGGCCCATGGGAACACAATCGAACTGATATAGTTTATCACAACTGTAAGAACGAAGCATTCCTACTGACTGAGTTTATGAAGTATTGGAGAAAGACCAATTTTGATATCATCACTGGTTGGAATGTAGATACATTTGATATTACCTATCTTTGTAATCGTATTGACAAACTATTCGGTGAAGGTGAACACAAGAAACTCTCACCATGGAACATGTCTGATGTCAGAGAGTTTACTTCTTATGGTTATCAGAAGAACATGAAGTACACACTTTACGGTGTAAACGTGCTTGACTATCTTGAACTCTATCGTAAACATACCTTCGTCAATCAACCATCTTACAAACTAGAATCCATTGCACAGGTTGAATTGGGTAAAGGTAAGATTGATTACTCAGAGTATGGGTCACTGCATACACTTTACAAACAGGACTATGCAAAGTTCTTAGAGTATAACCTCAAAGACGTTACACTTGTTGAAGAACTGGATGAGAAACTTGGGTTCATTGAACTGACTCAGACCATGGCATACAATGCAAAGTGTAACTATGCAGATGTGTTTGGAATGGTGAAGTATTGGGAAACCATCATCTACAACTTCCTTAAAGAACAGAACATTCAAACCCCACCACAAAGACTGAAGACTGGTAATGATAAGACACATGCCATTCAAGGTGCATATGTTAAAGAACCATTGGTTGGTGGTCACAATTGGGTTATGTCTTTTGACTTGAACTCACTGTACCCTCACTTGATTATGCAGTTCAACATTTCACCTGAGAAGATGGTGAGGGGTAATCGTCAAGATGTCAACGTACAACGAATGTTGAATCAACAGTGTGACTTATCTTACATCAAACAGAAAGACTTAAGTGTCACACCTAACGGTGTCATGTTCAAGAGAGACAAACAAGGTTTCCTTCCTGAACTCATGGAGAAGTTCTACGAAGAACGTAAGGCATGGAAACGTAAGATGATTGAGTATCAGAAAGAACGTGAAGTTTGTAAAGACTCTAAACGTAAGAAAGAACTTGATACACTTATCAAACGTGCATACAACAATCAACAGGTTCGTAAGATTGCACTCAACTCTGCTTATGGTGCTCTTGCAAATCAGTACTTTGCATTCTTTGATATAAACCTTGCAGAGGCAATTACACTAAGTGGTCAGTTGGTTATCCAATGGGCAGAGAAGACTATCAATAAGTATCTGAACGAAGTGTTAAAGACAGACAATAAAGACTTTGTGATTGCAATCGATACTGACTCAGTGTATATCACTATGGATGACATGGTCAAACAAGTGTTTCCTGAAGACACCCCAAAAGAAAAAATCATCGACTTTTTGTCCAAGGCAGAAACACAGATTGAAAAAGTTCTTGCAAAGGGTTTTGATGAACTTAAAGATTACACTAATGCATTCCAACAGAAGATGGAAATGGGTCGTGAGGTAATTGCAGACAGAGGTATTTGGACTGCAAAGAAACGATACATCCTAAACGTACATGACAACGAAGGTGTTAGACTTGCAGAACCTAAACTCAAAATGATGGGTATCGAAACTGCAAAGTCTTCAACCCCACAATGGGTCAGAACAAAACTGGAAGATGCACTCAAGGTTGTTATGAATGGCACAGAACAAGAACTGTGGGAGTTCGTAGAGACTGCACGTAAGGATTTTAGAAATCTTCCTGTAGAGGATATTTCATCACCTCGTAGTTGCAACAACCTACAACAATACAAAGACTCTACAAATATTTACACTAAGGGTACACCCATTCACGTAAGAGGGTCACTGCTTTACAATCATTACTTGGAAAAAAAGAACATCGACATGAGGTATGAAAAGATTAAGAACGGAGAGAAGATTCTGTTTACTTATCTGACTGTACCCAATCCAATCAATGAGAATGTAATCTCATTCACAGGGACACTACCACGTGAGTTTGACCTACATAGATTTGTAGATTATGATATGCAATTTGATAAGGCATTCGTAGAACCACTGAAAGCAATTGTTAACTTGATTAACTGGAACGTAGAACCAGTTGCATCACTTGATTCATTTTTCGCATGACAAAAGAAGAACTTATAGAACTAATAAACAATCTTCATCCTGAAGATACAAAGGGAGAACTAACAGGAGTATTCATTGGACGACATGGTGAGGTTATTACCACCGACAGTATTCGTGTTGATATGGATGGGGGTAGAGTTATACTTGCACAAAAAGGTAGTGGTGAATCAGAACAGAATAAAAAGAACTGGCAACAAGAATTAGAATTTGTAAGGAATAGAAAATGAAACACATGATACGATGGATGAAGATTAATGCCTTCATCAACTTATATCTCGGAATAATTTTAACATTTGTTTTGATTGCACTGGTAGTAGATATTACACTGGACAGTTATTGGCATTCAAATGACTTCAAAGATTTGCTTTTAGATAAAGATGTGGCATCTACTGATTAGTATCAAGTTTTATGTGTATAGTGTGTTGGTTGCTCACACACTTACACTTGTTTATCTGTTCCCTACTGCAATGTTTTATCTCACAGCACACATAGCTGCATGTTCTGTTATCATTGCATGGATAAGTTTCAAAGTTCAAATAGATGAGATTATGCAATTTTATGACTACGAACAATATAACGAACTCGAACTCAAATTGAAAAGCACAGGATATTACCTTACATAAATAAATGAGGGGTTAGATTTGCAGTTGGCAGTCTAACGAAATACACCAATATTGGAGTAATTATGAGAATAGTAATGTATATGTTACTATTTTCTGTGGTATTACTTCCTTCATGTGCCTCAGTTGGAGCAGTTATTGAAGGTGGTAAAGAGTTTACAACTGGCGTTGTTGATGGAGCAGTCAAAGGAACTGCAACAATCACCAAGGCAGTTGCTAATGATGTAGTATCAGTCGGAACA